GGCTAGATACAGCGGAGTCTAATTTAAAGCGTGTTATGGGTGCGTTAGGACTGCGTGAGACAAAATCCGATGGTGGCATGGCTCGTGGCAAAGGGAATAAAATGTATCAACACACGTATGCCACAGGTGGCAGTGTAGTGGATCATCTCAGCATGGCTGGTGGTGGCATGTCTAATTCCTCAATGGCTGGCGGTGGACCTAAAGCCTTACAGTCTGTGTCCTCCGCTAATGAAGGATTAAAAAAATTACCTACTCACGTTCGTAACCGTATGGGATATATGAAAAAAGGCGGGGCTGTTAAACGCCGTGCAAAGTAATATTGCCCAAGAGATACGGCAATGGTCCAGTGAGTTTCTAGAAGTACCGTCAGCTTCTCTTAATGGCTTACCTCCGTGCCCTTACGCAAAGAAGGCGTGGGCAGAGAATAAAGTTAAGCTCGACGTTAACACTGGCCTTGATGGGCTGACTAAACTAATACAGGACTATGACAATCACAATTTTGATATGGTCATATGGGCTGAAGAAGAATACCCTGACATGGAATACCTCGATGGGTTCTGTGATGGGGCAAATGAGGTTCTCTCAGTCTTAGGGAAAGATATACATCTAATGATGTTTCACCCGGACTACAGCCCCTCCGAAGCAGGATTGGATTTTTTAGAAGATGTAGAATGCTTGAAAGACTCAGAGCTTGATTACGCTATGGTGTTCGTTCAACGACTATCTGTTCTGGACGATGCAGCAAAGAGTCTAGAGAAGAGTGGTTACTATAAGCACTTTCCAACGGACATATATGAAAGTTTAGTTTTGTACAGAAGGAAGTTAAGAAATGATGGGTAAGATGAAGACCGCCAAGAAGAAGATGATGCGTGGCGGTGCAGTCAAAAAGAAAATGATGGGCGGTGGCATGGCTAAGACCGCTAAGAAAAAAATGATGCGTGGTGGAATGTCCACTAAGAAGAAGTAAAGCGTATGTTAAACATCCATGTAAAGAAATCTAAAATACATGGGTTTGGAGTATTTGCTTCTAGTGTAATACCAAAGGGTGAAGTTATTGAGCGATGCCCTTTTGTTATAGTAGAGGAAAATGACGTAACTGAAAATGCTATCTTACAGAATTATCTGTTTGGTACACCATTTTTAGATGATGAAAGAACAATAGCCCCTTTAGGCTATGCCATGTTGTACAACCATTCAGTCCGTCCAAACGCTGAGTGGTACGCAGATGAACATGACATGGACCTAATTGTATTTGTCGCACTAAAAGATATAAATAAAGGAACTGAGATTGTACACAGTTATGGCGATGGTTATTGGTCTAGTAGGAGTTCAATTTAGTGCCTAATCTACTAAATAGTAAATTCACCACTGGTGCTGTCACTGTGTCTGCTACTAGCGGTAGTGGCAGTGCCAATGTTTTATATACGTGTCCCGGCAACTACTCCGCTATAGTTAGGTTCTTGCATGTGTCTAACGGTACTGCAAATAATAAAAAGATATACATACAGCGTTTTGACGCTTCAGCTTCTGCTTACAGTTTTATTGTAAACGGATTGAGCATGTCCGCAAACACTACTCACGATGTTGTATCGGGTTCTTTCTTTACGCTACCGGCGGGTGACAAAGTTGTGTGTTACATGGAGAGTGGGGCAACTATGGATGTTACAATATCAGTTGAAGAATACTATGACCCAGCAAGGATATCGTAATGGCGATAGGTAAACAGACTAAAGCGGCTATTAATAAAGTAGTTACAGGTTTAAAGAAAGCATCTAAGACTCACGCAAAGCAGGCAAAGACGTTAGCTAAGACTACTGTTAAAATGATGAGTGGGGGAACTGCAAAAAGCAGTCCGTACAACTCCGTAAACATGGCAAAAGGCGGTAGCACAGTCAATGCGTCTGGAAATTATACACAACCCGGTATGCGAAAAACTCTCTTCAACAGCATTAAATCGGGTGGAAAAGGTGGTGCGCCCGGACAATGGAGCGCAAGAAAAGCCCAAATGCTTGCTAAGCGATACAAAGCTAAAGGTGGTGGATACAAATCGTGAAAGCCCCACAGAAGTCTTTGAAGGCGTGGACAAAACAAAAGTGGCGAACCAAGAGTGGTGGTCCGTCTACTCAAGGCTCAAAAGCCACAGGGGAACGCTACCTACCAGCTAAAGCTATTAAAGCATTGAGTGATAAAGAATATGCGGCAACGACTGCGAAGAAACGTAAAGCGAAAGCAGCAGGTAAGCAGTTTTCCGCACAGCCTAAAAAAGTAGCACAAAAGACAAGAGCATACAGGAAGGTAAAGTAATGGCTAATAAACGCCAACTAACAGAGAAGCAACAAAAGTTCCTAGACGTTCTGTTTGAAGAAGCAAATGGCAGTCTAGTAGAAGCTAAAAAGCTAGCGGGCTACAGCGATAATCAGTATACTGGGAGTATAGTAGAATCTTTAAAAGAAGAAATACTAGCTCGTACAAACTTGTACCTTGCACAGTCAGCACCACGCGCTGCGATGGCAATGGTTGGCGCACTTCACGACCCTACTGAATTAGGAATTAAAGAGAAGATGCAAGCAGCCAAAGAAGTCATGGATCGTGTAGGAATTATCAAGTCTGAGAAAATACACGTAGAATCATCCGGTGGCGTAATGATACTACCTCCAAAACGTCCAGAGGAACATGACAACGACTAGATCAACAGGTAAGTGGATATTACCACAGCCTAAGAATGTTATAGATGACGATGATTTTTTGAGTATACCCAGAATAGCCCGCACTATTCCATTTGGTTATATAGAAGATCCTGATGATACCGACATGCTTTTACCTGTACCTAGAGAACTTAGGGCGCTAGAAAAAGCAAAAGATCACTTAAAGCAATATAGTTACAGAGAAGTGGCTAATTGGCTAGCAAAACAAACTGGCCGTAGTATTTCTCACATGGGCTTAAAAAAACGGATAGACAGTGAGCAATCCAACAAAAGACGAAGTGCAACTCTCCGCGAATGGGCCAGAAGGTACGAAGCGGCAATCAGCAAAGCGGAAACCATCGAAAGATCGCGTCTTGGCGCAAGGAAGTCGAGGATCAAAGAAAAACAAGAGGACGACAAAGAGTCAGCCCCTACCGAACATTGAAGTAAAGGTAGATCCGCAACAGCCGGATGAGTTTGATCCAATACGCCCAGAGGAAGAATACAACGTAATATTTAGACCTAATGCCGGTCCTCAAACTGAGTTCTTGGCATCTGGCGAAAGAGAAGTCCTATATGGTGGCGCAGCAGGTGGAGGAAAGTCCTACGCAATGCTAGCAGATCCTCTCAGGTTCATGGGTCATAGTGCCTTTAGTGGGTTGCTATTAAGACACACCAATGAGGAGCTTAGAGAGCTTGTATGGAAGTCTCAGGAGATGTACCCGAAGATCTGGCCGGGAATCAAGTGGTCAGAAAGAAAGATGCAATGGGTTGCCCCTTCCGGCGCAAGGTTGTGGTTCTCTTATCTAGATCGGGACGACGACGTATTAAGATACCAAGGACAGGCTTTTAGTTGGATAGGATTCGACGAGTTAACACAATGGCACACAAACTTTGCATGGGACTATATGAGATCTCGTTTGCGTAGCACAGCGCCAGACTTACCTGTCTTTATGCGGGCTACCACTAACCCCGGAGGACCGGGACATTCTTGGGTGAAGAAGATGTTTATTGATCCATCTCCACCGGGTTTTTCATTTAATGCAACGGATATTGAAAGCGGCAAAACACTAGCATACCCTAAAGGTCATTCTAAAGAGTATCAGCCATTATTTAAACGTAGATTTATTCCTGCCATGTTGTCAGATAACCCCCATCTGTATGATCAGGGGGACTATGAAGCAATGCTCTTGTCTTTACCTGAGCATCAACGTAAACAGCTATTAGAGGGTAATTGGGATGTTGCGGAGGGTGCTGCGTTTCCTGAGTTCGACAGAAATATACATGCTATTGATCCCTTTGACATTCCTAATAATTGGGTTAAGTTTAGGGCATGTGATTATGGGTACGGCTCTTATTCTGCTGTTGTTTGGTTTGCCTGTACTCCTGCTGAACAGCTTATTGTCTATCGTGAGTTATATGTTAGTAAAGTTCTCGCAACTGATCTTGCGGATATGGTCATGGATATGGAATCGGGTGACGGCAACATCAAATACGGCGTGTTAGACAGTTCGTGCTGGCATAAACGGGGGGATACTGGTCCTTCTCTGGCTGAGCAAATGAATCAAAAGGGCTGTAGATGGAGGCCATCAGATAGGTCTGCTGGTTCGCGTGTGTCAGGTAAGAATGAGATACACCGAAGACTACAGACAGATGAGTATACTGAGGAACCCAGAATAAAGTTTTTTAATACTTGTACTAATATAATTGCACAATTGCCTATTATTCCTTTGGATAAAAAGAATCCAGAGGATATCGACACGAAGTCAGAAGACCACTTATATGACGCGATGCGTTATGGCATAATGTCTAGACCTCGTTTCTCTATATGGGACTTTGACCCGACTCATCAGAGTCCGTCATCTTATGTACCCTCCGACTCTACATTTGGATACTAGAAAAAATGGAAGATGAAAACGATATCTTTGAAAGCTCCTCCGCTGAACAGATTGCATTAGATGATGTTAAAGAATCTTCTATGGAAGATCCAGAAACTTTACAACTAGTTCGCTTTGTAGAAGAGCGATACAATAAATCAGAGGATGCCCGTCGTCAAGATGAGGAGCGTTGGATACAAGCATACCGTAATTATCGAGGTGTCTATGGCCCAGAGGTACAGTTTACCTCCGCTGAAAAGTCTCGCGTATTCATTAAAGTAACTAAAACAAAAACTCTAGCGGCGTATGGTCAAATTATCGACGTACTGTTTGCGAATCAAAAATTCCCTATATCTGTAGACCCTACTGTTTTGCCTGATGGCGTATCTAGTGCTGTTAACTTTGATATGCAACCATCTCCAAATGGGCAACAAGAAAACCCAGTTGGTGAAGGCTCTATCTATGGATTTGATGGCGATGGAGTAGACTTCCCTGCGGGAGCTACTGCTAGCAGTCTAAGGGAAATGAATCTTGGACCACTGCAAACTAAACTTAAAGATGTTGACAACTTGCAAGCTGGTCCGGGTCTTACAGCAACACAAATAACATTCGAGCCTGCTCTCTATGCTGCTAAGAACATGGAGAAAAAGATAATGGATCAGCTTGAGGAAGCACACGCTTCTAAGCAACTAAGATCCACTGCTTTTGAAATGGCGTTATTTGGTCATGGCATTATGAAAGGCCCATTTGCTATAGATAAAGAATACGCAAACTGGGATGAAGAGGGGAGCTACACCCCACAATTTAAAACTGTGCCTTCTACTTCACATGTTTCTGTTTGGAACTTCTACCCAGATCCAGATGCGTCTAATATGGACGAAGCTCAATATATAATTGAGAGACACAAGATGTCACGATCTCAGTTACGTGCGCTCAAGAAACGTCCGTTCTTCCGTAAAAAAGTTATTGATGAAGTCATTACTATGGGTGAAGGCTACGTCAAAAAGTATTGGGAAGATGATCTTCGTGATTATCAAACTGATTATGACATTGAAAGATTTGAAGTGATGGAGTACTGGGGCATTATTGATAAAGATGTTCTTGAAACTGCGAATGTTGAACTGCCAGATGATCTTGGGGAGATCGACGAAGTACAAGCAAATATTTGGTATTGTAATGGTCGCATTCTACGCGCTGTTATTAACCCCTTTAAGCCTGCCAACATACCATACTATGCTGTGCCGTATGAGTTAAATCCCTACTCATTCTTCGGTGTGGGTATCGCTGAAAACATGGACGATACCCAAACACTGATGAACGGTTTCATGCGTATGGCGGTGGACAATGCAGTCTTGTCAGGTAATTTGCTCATCGAGATTGATGAGACTAACTTAGTGCCCGGACAAGATCTCTCTGTGTATCCGGGTAAAGTGTTTCGCCGTCAAGGTGGCGCTCCGGGTCAAGCCATTTTTGGGACAAAGTTCCCAAATGTATCTCAAGAGAATCTGCAATTGTTTGACAAGGCGAGAATCCTCGCGGATGAGTCAACAGGCTTCCCCTCATTTGCTCACGGGCAGACAGGAGTTTCGGGTGTCGGTAGAACAGCCAGTGGAATCTCCATGTTAATGAATGCCGCTGCTGGAGGAATTAAAACTGTTATTAAAAACGTAGATGACTATCTGCTAGCCCCGTTAGGTAAAGCGATGTTTTCTTTCAATATGCAGTTTGATTTTGATCCTAATATAAAGGGTGACTTAGAAGTTAAGGCGCGTGGTACTGAATCTTTAATGGCGAATGAAGTGCGTTCACAAAGGCTGATGCAATTCTTACAAGTGGCGGCTTCGCCTACGCTAGCACCGTTTGCTAAGTTCCCTTATATTGTACGTGAAATTGCTAAGTCTATGGATCTCGATCCAGATAAAGTGACTAACAGCTTTGAAGAAGCTGCGTTGCAACAGAAACTTATGCAACAGAATGCACCGCCCGCACCTCCTCAACCACCAACAGGTGGACCACCGGGAGTACAAGATCCAACTGGAGCAGGTGGCGGGAACATTGGAATAGGACAAACCCCAATACCGGGGGAACAAGGATTTACAGGAAATGATCAAGGTGGACAGCCAGCAGCGCCAGAAGGTGGTCAGCAAGCTCAAGCCCCTTTGCAGTAATCATAAGCAATGGGAAGCGTACAGTCAATATTTAGATATTATGATTGCTGATCAACACAAGAAGTTAGAACAGTCAGATAACATAATATCCATTCATCAAGCGCAGGGTGCAATACAAATTTTGCGTTCACTTAAATACTTACGAGATGAGGCTTTAGCAGATGGCTAAACGGGCGAAGAAGAAAACTGAAGAGCAGATGCGTATGTTTGCAATCGGCGGTTTAGAAGAAGGTGGATTAAGAGATCAAGGTGGTTCAATTGATCCTGTGTCTGGTAATGATGTTCCGTCTGGGTCTACGCAATCGGAAGTCAGAGATGATATACCTGCTCAACTAAGTGAGGGTGAGTTCGTACTCCCAGCAGATGTAGTTCGTTACATTGGCCTCGAAAACCTCATGGAGCTTCGTAATAAAGCTAAGCGGGGTCTTCAGCAGATGGAAAACATGGGGCAGATGGGTAATTCTGATGAGGCCATTATGTCTGATACTGCTTCTATGGAAGTTGATATTGACTCGATGATTGATCAGTTTGATCCTAATGATCCGTCCACTATGGAATTTAATGTGGGTGGTCTTGCTACTAATCCTATTGCTTCTAATCCATTGCAAAGTTCTCAATTTACTCCAATGTATAAAGCGCCTACTACAACACCTGCTAGTTTTGCTTCTTTTGTTCAAGCCCCCGCTCAAATGGCGGCACAGCAAGCGTCTGCGGTAACAGAGCAAAAAGAATATATAGGACCAAATGGGGAGCGTATTACTATTCCATTTGTTAATGGTAAAGAAGCTATGGCTATCCCCGAAGGATATAAGCCTTACGATGCGGAAGCAGAAGCCAAGAAAGCACCTAAAATTGTAGCTCCTACTGTTTCTGAACCTGTTCAAGGCGATTCAATTGAGGAAAGGGAAAGAGAGAAAGAAGATAAAGACCTCGCAGATAAAACCAAAGAAACCTATAACGCTCTTGCGAGAGTAGATAAGGATTTTGCGGAAACGTGGGGGAAAGATCCGCAAAATACAGGAAAATATGAAAATGTTTATACTGCTGTAGCAAAATCATTAAGGACTTTTCAAAAAGTAGATTCAGCAATTGAAAAGACAGCGGAAGAGTTAGGAATAGATCTAGCGGAGTATACTACAGGGTGGGGCGGTGTGGATTCCCACGCCTTCGGCACAAAAGTTAATGAAATCCTTGATGCGCGTACACCTACAAAACCAACCTCCCCAACCGGCTACAACACCATTACAGACGATGGTTATCCAACCTCCTCAACCGGCTACAACACCATTACAGACGATGCTTATCCAACTAAGGATTCAATAAAAGAAACACAACCAGCAAAAAGTAGAGAAGCACGAGAAGCACAGGATAGAGAAGAAGAAGAGCAGGCTGCCGACTCTCCACCAGACGGTGCTTTTTTCAAAAAAGGTGGCCTAGCTTCTCCTAAAGTAAAGACTAAGCGTAAGCCTAAAATGAAGCGAGGTGGATTAGCTTCTAAAAAATAATCTGCATTAACTGGCTACCTAACGCCCTTCGGCAACCGTTAGCCCCAGACATGTGAGGAAACTATGTCAACAACTACAACTGAAATGACTAAGAAAGTAGAACAAGTAAAAGTAGCATCAGGATTTGCTAGAAGGAATCAAAATAAAGATCGCATTGAGAATGAAGAGGCAGAACTTGCGGAGCTTATAGAGGCAAACAAGAACCCACAAGACGCTGAAGACATTGACAATGGCCCAGAGCCAGTAGGCGCAGAAGAAAAAACCTTTAAGAAAAGGTATGGAGATCTTCGTAGGCATTCACAAAAGCAGGAACAGGAACTGCAAGAACAAGTAGATGAGCTTCGTACACAACTAGAAGCATCTACCAAGAAAGAAATTAAATATCCTAAGTCAGAAGATGAAATGACTCAGTGGATGGAACAGTACCCTGATGTAGCTAAGATTGTAGAAACAATCGCAATGAAGAAAGCACATGAGCAAGCAGCAGAGTACGAGAGTAAGTTTAAACAAATAGATGAGATGAAATCGGAGGCGCTACGAGAAAAAGCTGAAGCTGAACTTATGCGAATCCATCCTGACTTTGAAGAACTTCGTGGTACAGATGAATTCCACAACTGGGTTGAGGAACAGCCTAAATGGGTTCAAGACTCGCTATATGATAACTCTTCTGATGCTGTATCCGCGTCAAGAGCTATTGACTTATATAAAGCGGACATGGGAATTAAAAGTAAAAAGTCTCCATCTAATAAGGACGCAGCTAAATCGGTTGGAACACGTAGCCAACGATCTAGTCCAGAAACTGACGGATCAGGTAAAGCAATTAGAGAGTCTGATGTTAACCGTATGACTGCCCAGCAGTACGAAAGTAAACAAGAAGAAATCGCTGAATCTATTCGCGCTGGAACATTTATTTACGATATGACGGGTTCAGCAAGATAAATGTGTTGACATTTAATACTTTCTGGATATAACTATATACAGACCAAATGTGGCCCCTTCATGGATACCCACGACTAACTCGAAATAAGGCAACCTATTATTTTACTTTCCCGCCAGTTAGTAGAGTATTAGGAAGCCTTACTTCACCTTCACAGAACACCCTAACTACTTAGGCCGCATACTCACCTTGGCAGGTGAATTAGCCACCCTAATGCTAGATGGCCTCTTGCGAAGTTACACATAACCTTAACTCAATGCAACACAGGAGATGTCATCATGGCATTTACATCTGCAGCGGGCTACGGTAACCTACCTAATGGTAACTTTAGCCCAGTAATATATTCAAAGCAGGTACAACTTGCTTTCCGTAAGTCTTCTACAGTAGAAGATATCACAAACAATGACTACTTCGGTGAAATTGCTCAAATGGGCGATTCAGTGAAGATCATCAAAGAGCCTGAGATCACAGTTCAGTCTTACACTCGTGGTTCACAAATCACAGCGCAAGATCTTGATGACGAAGATTTCTCTCTGACCATCGACAAGTCAAATTACTTTGCGTTCAAAATGGACGACATTGAAGAAGCACACTCACATGTGAACTTCATGCAAATGGCTACAGATCGTGCGGCATATCGCTTACGTGATCAGTATGACCAAGAAGTAATGGGCTACATGGCTGGTTACAAGCAGTCTGCTATATCTGCCGCCGCTGGAGCCGTTAACGATCAAGTTAATGGAACAGTTGCTGTTGCATCTGCTGGTACGGATGAGCTTCTCGCTTCAATGAAGTTAGATGCTACAGACTTTGCACAGAATGATGGTGGAGCAGCGCAAGCTGGCGAAGCTATTGTTATTATTCCTCGTCTGCCGGGAGCAACTGCCCTTATAGTTACAAGTACTTCTGCCCTTCAAGTGATCGCTCGTATGTCACGTAAGTTGGATCAACAGCATGTTGATACCAATGGTCGTTGGTTAGTGGTTGACCCAGTTTTTGCTGAGTGTTTGAAAGACGAAAGTTCTAACTTGTTCAACTCTGACTTTGGTGGCGCTGGCCTTCAGAACGGTCTTGTTATTAACAATCTTCACGGTTTCCGTGTTTATGTTTCTAATAACTGCCCTGCTGTTGGTACTGGTCCTGCTGTCGGTGCTGTAACACTACAGGCAACTAACTTCGGTGTAATCTTTGCTGGACATGATTCAGCAGTAGCTACCGCTCAACAGATCAATAAGACTGAGAGCTACCGTGATCCTGATAGCTTTGCTGACATTGTTCGTGGTATGCATCTGTATGGTCGTAAGATCCTTCGTCCAGAAGCTATCGTCACTGCACGTTATAACACTGGTTATTAATAGGAGGAATTTCTAATGACTGCTGGTACTATTACTACACTTACCTCTGCGGGATCTGGTCTTTCCAATCCCCGTAGATCGCCTTATATGGTAGAAAACATCATTAACTTTGCTGACATGGTTACAGCAAAAGGTGGTGCGTTGGAAGCCAATGAGATTATTCACGCAATCAGTGTTCCTGCTAACACTATGATCCTTACTGCTGGCTTTGAAGTCACAGTAGCAGTTCAAAGTGCGGCAGATGGAAACACAGCTAACCTTGGTGTTACTGGTTTAGACGTTACTCGATACGTTGCAGCCTTTGACATTGATGATGACTCCTCTGCGTTGTCTTCTGGTGTAGGCTACGCCACTAGTGCGGATGCCTCTGCTCCAATCATTATTGGTGCTACAGCAGATACTATTGACTTTGAGTTGCAGGCAACGACTACTGCCCCAACAGCAGGTCAAATCCGTGTGTTCGCTATCCTTATGGATATTGATGCAATCGGAAACGCTGCTGCCGAAGTTGATCGTGATCAGCTAGCTTAAATAAAACTGATGATGGGGGATTTCTAGAGTCCCCCTGACTCTTTATATAGGTTAATATATCAAATGGCATACACGTATTTGGACGTTACAAATGAAGTCTTGTCTAGGTTTAATGAAGTAGAATTGACTTCTGCTAACTTTACTGGCTCTCGTGGATTTCAAACACAATGTAAAAATGCAGTTAACTCTGCTATTCGACATATTAATCAAAAAGAATACGCTTGGCCTTTTAATCATAACGAAGCAGAAATTACTTTAGTTGCAAACACAACAAGGTATGCTCTTCCTACTAGTACTAAGCTAGTAGACTATGATACGTTTAGATTAGTTCCTGATGCAACTAAAGGTGCTACAGGAAGAAAACTAGCATTTATAGATTATAAAGAATATATACAGAAGTACAGTGTTCAAGAAGATACAAGTGGAGTAGGGGGAAAGCCAACTCATGTCTTCAGAGATCCTGCAAATAAATATGGACTATACCCATACCCTGATAACACATATAAGATTAAGTTTGACTACTACGTTTTCCCCGCTGATCTTGGCTCCCATAACGATACGCCAACTATACCGGAAAGGTTTAGACATGTTGTAGCAGATGGTGCTGTAATGTATGGGTATCAATTTAGAGGTGAGATACAGCAGTATCAATTAAGTTTAGATAGATTTGAAGAGGGCATTAAGAATATGCTTTCTGTACTTGGCAATCGCCATGACTATGTTCGCTCTACTTATATACCACGCTCTAACAGATTCTCTTTAGCTTCCTCTACGGTAACATAACATGGCTGATGAATCTGGCGTACAACCGCTACAGTTCTCTTGTGAAGGCGGTTTAGTTCTCAACAGGTCTGCATTTACTTTAGAACCCGGCATGGCCTTAGAGTTAACTAACTTTGAGTCAGACATAAACGGTGGATACCGTAGAATCAACGGCTTTGAGAAGTGGAATACTTCTTTAGTTCCCTACAGTAACCTCAGTTCTGAAGCAGTTTTAATGGCGGCTAGTTATGGGCTAACTGAAATTATTGCAGCTAGAGGCGAATCAGTATATAGATCCACCAATCAAACAAGTCCCCTTAATGGAGCAATCAATAATTCAGTTACAACAATAACAGTGGACGCTACCAGTGGATTTACAGCAACTGGTACATTATTAATAGGTACAGAACAGATTACCTATACCGGAATAAACGTCACTCAGTTTACTGGATGTAGCAGAGCCGCAAACAACACTACCGCAGCAGCACACAGCGACAATGCTGTCGTGACACAGACATGGACTTCTATAGATTCGGGTAGAAGCAACGCTAAGAAGTTTTCATTTAGACGTTATAACTTTACTGGCACAGATAAACTAATCTGGGCAGATGGTTCTAACAGGGCTAGTTTTTACAACGGTACGAGTGTAACCGATATCTCACACTCAAGTGCCCCTTCCGCTCCTTCTATTGTTGAAGTGTTCCAAAGCCATGTATTTTTATCTGGGCAAGCTAGTAGTCCTAACGAAGTATTCTTTAGTGCCCCTTACTTAGAAACTGACTTCTCTGCCGCAGCAGGTGCAGGAAGTATAAGTATAGATGACACGGTAGTGGCGTTAAAAACTTTCCGAGATCAATTGTATATCTTCGGTAGAGAAAAGATATTTAAGTTACTTGGTAACACAGTAGCTGACTTTCAATTACAGCCAGTTACCCGTGATCTAGGATGCTCCTCTAAGCACAGTGTCCAAGAGCTAGGTGGTGACATTGTATTCTTAGCACCTGACGGATTGCGTACCATTGCCGGTACAGACAAGATCGGTGACGTTGAGCTAGGAACAATCTCTAAACCCGTTCAAACAAAATTTGATGATATTAAAACTTTTGATAAGATTGAATCGGTAGTTGTTCCAAGTAAAACTCAATATAGAATATTCTTTGTTAATGACACAGATTCAACAACTTTTACTACGGGCATCATTGCTAGTTTAACTCAAAATGGTTTTGTATTCTCTGAGCTAAAAGGTATTAGACCCTCTTGTACAGACTATGACAATGAGAGACAACCACAAACTGTAGTACACGGTGGCTTTGATGGGTATGTCTATTTGCAAGAAAGTGGCAATACATTTGATGGAGTCACTATTAATGGTAAGTACAGATCTCCTGACTTAACAATGGGGGATGCTGGCATACGCAAAGATATGCAACGGATCATTATTAACTACGCTCCCGAAGCGGCTGTTAATGCAAGTTTATCTTTAAAGTACGATTACGATTCTCCCACCTCAACTAGTCCTGCACCTTATGTACTTAATGCAGGAGATGTTCTAGCACTTTACGCTACTGGTAGTAGTGTTTACGGAGGTGGAGGCACATACGGTGGGCAGAGAACACCGTTAGTTAGACAGCCTGTAGAAGGCTCAG